ATGAGATGATCAAAATTGAGCCAATTGAATCTGCGGTACAGCGTAGTCTACAAACAATGATGGAATGGGCAGACGTCAGTCAAGCACAGTTTAATCACTATTTCAATTATGTAAATCACAATCGTGCTGTGCATGATATACTAAATGGAAAAATATCTCCTTGGTTGGTATTGAATTGTGAAAGTGGAAAGAAGATGTTGTCTAGTTTTAATGACGATCATTTAGAAATGATCAGTCCGGCGTTTGATACACAATTTTGGCTCAAGAGATTTAAGAAAACTCAGGCAGACGTTGCACTGGTAAAAGAAATCTGCAAAGAGGCGGGTATAGAATGAACTTTTATGAAAATATTATATGACAGATATTGACATTGACTTCTTTGATAGAGAATCACTTCTATCAAAAATTCCGCATGTTGTGGCTAGTCGTATTGAGCACGGCGAAATTAAAAAGCATAACACTGGTGTTTATCTACAACCTATTCCTGTAAACCCTTTAACTGGATTGGCTAGTGTTGACTACGAAACCGCTGAAAATCGCGGCTATTTCAAAATAGATTTTCTCAATGTTGGTGCTTATAAAGGCGTAGAAAGTGAAGAACACATTAACCAACTGTTGAGTATCGAACCGTTGTGGGAATTGATGTACGAAAAAGAAGTCTGCGATCAACTGTTTCATGTCAATGGTTATCACGAACTATTGCAAAAACTTAAACCAAAGAGTATTTTAGAATTGGCTACAGTTCTTGCCTTAATTAGACCAGGCAAAAAGCATCTAATAGAAAAATGTGCTAGCCAAGGTTTTGACAGTATACAAGATGAAGTTTGGACTAAAACTGAAGATACCTACAGTTTTAAAAAGAGCCATTCAATTGGTTACGCACACGTAATTGTTATGCAGTTAAATCTAATCTGCCAATCAGTTAATCACTGAGTTTTCTGATATTGCGTATTAATTGAATTGATTTTCTTTTAACACGTTTTTCTGCAATTTCCCCAAGATTCACTACTGGTCCAAATATTATTTCAATATCCTTGACATTAAAGGTTTTGATGTATTCTTTGAACTGAATCATTTCTTGCTTTAAGAAAATATTGATGGGGATTTTTCTATTACTTTCCCACCACCAAGTTTCACCCATTTCTATAAACTTGTTTTTTTCAGTTTCAGTTTTTATACATCCATAATCATAGATACTGGCTACATACGAATCAAAATTGATAACGATTCCCACATATTCTGTGTCACTGGATTTGAGACAGGTTAAAAATGGAAAGTTCTTCTGAAATCGATCTTTAGACATTAACTTTATTCAATAAATACACATTATGAAAATACCAGTCTATTTATACCCCAATCTATTCGAGGTGACCATAGATTTGGATTCAAACAATAGGATAAATCGAGTCATGTATCAACGCGACCTTACACTGCAAAAGGGCCTTAAAAACAAGGTTCAAATCCAATTTAAAAACAGTGACCAAAAACTGTTGGATGTTTCGACCAGTAGTTTCGTATTTGTCCTTTTTGATACTGTAAATCAACGAAACCTTATTGAAAAAGATATTACAATACTAGACACAGGCAGCACTGCTACAGTTTATCCATCTAAGGGACTAGGTGAAGTGGTCTTTACCGAAAGCGATCTTGATCGCTGCGAAAGTGTTGATTATAAGTTTGGTATTAAGAAACTAGATAGTGACGGCAGCTATGTGCCCGTCTATGCCAATACATACTATGGTATGGGAGAAACCGTACATGTTAAACATGACCTGTATCCAGTATTGAAACCCAGTCAAGAAGTCACGCATTTCACCACATACTACAATGCCACCACACAGAACTATGAATATTATACAGGTAACCTGTATGCGTACCCGGAATTTAATTCAAACACTGCACTACACACCACAGCCGTGTATATGACCAATTATCGAGGGCAGGTTATACTAGAAGCTACATTAGAAAATGATCCTGCGACTTTTGGCAACTATGCGATAATTGATATCATAACATATAATGGTTTTACCGGTATTGATTATTTTAACTTCAACGGCGTATTTTCCAAAGTAAGAGTTAGATATATTCCAGAAGAGAATCCCATAACACAGCATAATAATGATACCGCTTATGCAGGTACAGTTGACAGGGTCCTATATAGAAGTTAAAATTTCTGTATGAGTCTCATACAGGAAAGCCTTAGAACCGTTTTACCCGCACGTAGAAAGAAGACCGCCGGAGGGTGGGAATCTTTCAATGCACCCTGCTGCCATAACAGAGGGGAAAGCCGCGATACTAGAAAACGTGGAGGTGTAATATTCAACAATGAAGGTTTTACCTATCACTGCTTTAACTGTGGATTCAAAGCAGGTTGGCAACCCGGAAAGAGTCTCAGTAAGAATACCAAAGATCTACTGGCCTGGTTGGGTTTACCCTCTGCGGAAATAGATCGATTAGTGCTGGAAGCACTGCGGGAACGTGATGCGGTCGCACCCGCAAAAAAGCAAATCAGTTTTGAACTAGAAGACATGGCCTTGCCCGATGACTGCCTTAGTATCAAAGATTGGGCCGCTGAGGGCTGTACCGACCAAGATCTAATCGCTGTTATTGACTATATACTAAGTAGAAATTTAACACTCGACGACTACAATTGGCATTGGAGTGCAGCCAATGGTTATAGAGATCGTGTGATACTGCCCTTTTATCATGAAGGAAGAATAGTTGGCTGGACTGGACGAAAGATCAAAGAAGGTAAACCTAAGTATCTAGCAATGTCTCAAAATGGATATGTGTTTAACCTAGATGCACAGACCTATGAAAGAAAATTTGTAATCGTGGTAGAAGGACAGTTTGATGCAGTCGCCGTTGGTGGTGTAGCTATTATGCATAATGAACCCAATGAGGTACAGTGTGCAAGAATTAATAGGTTAGCCAAAGAAGTAATCCTAGTACCTGACAGAGATCGACCAGGTGCTAAGATGGTTAATGCCGCACTGGCCAATGGTTGGTCTGTGAGCCTACCGCCCTGGTCGTTGGAGGTCAAAGACGTAGCAGATGCGGTTAAAAAATATGGTAAAATTTATACACTGTCTTCAATACTGCACTACCGAGAATCTAATAAAATAAAAATAGAACTACTAAAGAAAAAACTTGAGAACCTAAATGACCAATAATCAAAATACAGACTATAGCTATGATGTACAAAAAGTTTATCTAGAAATGTTTTTATCGGACGCGGAAACATTTATTCGCTGCCAACATATATTTGACCCTGAAAACTTTGACCAACGACTTAGAGACACCGCAAGATTCGTCACAGAGTACGTAGACAAATACAAGGTCGTACCTGAAGCTGAAATTATCAACGCGACCTGTAAACTTAATCTACAGCCACGCGAATTGCCCAAAGAAAACTATGAATGGCTAATGGAAGAATTTGAACGTTTCAGCAGGCACAAGGCCCTGGAACGTGCAATTTTGGCCAGTGCTGATCTACTGGAAAAAGGTGAATATGGTCCCGTAGAAAAGCTGGTAAAAGATGCCATACAGGTCAGCCTTAACCGTGACATGGGCACAGACTACTTTGAAGATCCGCGACTACGTTTGAATAAGCTCAAAGAAAGCAACGGTCAAATCAGCACAGGCTGGCCAAGTGTTGACAAGAAACTCTATGGCGGATTTAACCGCGGTGAACTTAATATCTTTTGTGCAGCCAGCGGTGGCGGTAAAAGTTTGTTCTTGGCCAATCTAGGTATCAACTGGGCCATGATGGGCCTGAACGTAGTTTATCTAACATTTGAGCTCAGTGAGCCCTTGGTAGCTATGCGTCTAGACAGTATGATCACAGGTATTGCTACACGCGAAATCTTCCGCAATATTGACGACGTAGAACTCAAAGTAAAAATGGCGGGAAAACGCTCGGGAAGCATACAGATTAAGTATATGCCGTCAGGAAAAAATTGCAACGATATTAGAGCCTATTTAAAGGAATATCAGGTCAAAAAAGGTCAAAAACCCGACGTTTTGCTTATAGATTATCTAGATTTAATGATGCCCTTCAGTGTGAAGGTATCGCCCAGCGATTTGTTTGTTAAAGACAAATACGTCAGTGAAGAGCTGAGAAATTTGGCCATGGAAACACAGTGTATCACAGTCACGGCATCACAGCTTAATCGCAGTGCAGTAGAGGAAATTGAATTTGATCACAGCCATATCAGCGGTGGACTCAGTAAGATCATTACTGCTGATAATGTTTTTGGTATCTTTACCAGTCGTGCTATGAAGGAACGTGGACGCTATCAAATACAGTTTATGAAAACACGCAGTAGTTCGGGTGTAGGACAAAAGGTAGATTTGGAATTCAATATTGATAATCTACGTATCAGCGACCTAGGGGATGAAGCAGAGTCGGCTTCTTCCTCGGCCAAATCTAGTTCACCCTCGAGCATTTATGCGGGCTTGAAGAAATCCAGCACTGTCAAGGAAGAAGTTGACACAGAAACAGGAGAAATACGCAGTGCTGATCCCAACGAAGGTGTGGCTATTGGCAAGATCAAAGGCAGCACAGGTTCCAGTAAAATACGGGATCTGTTGGCAAATCTCAACACTGAAAAAGATTAAATATAGCTTATCATGCCTAAGTTTGCCGAACCAATTAAGCTACACGATAGACTTAACCCCCTACTATGGAGGGGGCAGGAACTTCGTCCCGAAGTACGTAGAGCCTTGATGAAAATTGCTGATGCTTTTTATCGTTGGTTAGACGTGGCAGCAAAACCCAGAGACATACTGTTGATGGGCAGTCAGGTCAACTATACCTATACCAAATATAGTGATCTAGATCTGCACTTGGTCTTTGACTACCGTGAAATTGACTGTGAAGACAGTGTAGAAGAGCTATTCACTGCTAAACGTAAACTATGGAAACAGGAGCACAACATCGATATCTACGGTATACCTGTAGAATTATATGTTGAAGACCTAGGCAGTGAACCGCAGAGTAGTATCTACAGTCTAGCCAAACGTCAATGGCTGAGACCCCCAGAAAGATCCAAGGTTGACTATAATCGCGGTGAAACGGCTCGTTTAGTTGCCGTATGGACTCGTGTTATTGATCACGCCGTTGCAGCTAAAAATCTAGCTCTTTGTCTAAAAATTAAAAACCTAATTAAAAAATATCGCAAGCTGGGGCTAGCACAGCAGGGAGAATTTGGTGTGGCTAATCTAGTATTTAAAAGCCTGAG